TCTGAAAATGCAGGAACTATCGAAGGATCATCATCAACAGTTGCTGTACCAGATTTTGTATATGATATTGTAAAAACTGCATGGGAAAAAGATGACATTATGTCATTAGTTAGAAAAGTATCTGTAAAAGGAAACTTAAAAGTAAACTTTGAAGCAAGTGCTTCTGATGCTGTTGAACATGCAGAAGGAACTGCACCAGTTACAGAAGAAAGCTTAGTATTAGGAATTGTTGAATTAAAACCTATTTCTATAAAGAAATGGATTTCAATTTCAGATGAAGTTTATGCAATGCGTGGAGAGGATTTTTTACGTTATGTGTATGATGAATTAACATATAAAATTGTTAAGAAAACAGCTGATAGTTTAATAGCTAAAATTGCTGCATTACCACAAACTCTAACTCCAAATAGTGATGGTATTTATGATACTGTATCTGCTAATAAAATCACAGAAGCTCCAGCAATGGGAACTGTTTTCAATGCTATAGCTAATCTAAGTGATGAAGCTGGAGACTACACTATTGTTATGAACAAATTAACTTATGCTGAATTCAAAAGAGTACAATTAGCTAATAATTATGCTGCTGATATATTTGATAATATAAGAGTTAGATTTAATAATACATTACCAGCTTATAATACAGCATCAGTAGGAGCTGTTTATGCAATAGTTGGAGACTTTGATCATGGTACTTTAGCTAATTACCCAGAAGGAGAAGGAGTTGATCTTAAATTTGATGATAAGACACTTATGACTTCTGATTTAATTAGAATTTTAGGAAGACAATATGTTGGTGCTAATGCAGTAGCAGATAAGTCATTCACATTAATTGCTAAACCAGAAACAGTTTAGTTATAGAAAGAAGGTAAGACTATGCAAGAATTGCTAGAAGAAATAAAAAAAATTCAAGGTATTAATCATACTGAATTTGATAGCATGATAAATATCTGGATCGAATCAGCAAAGTTAGACCTTAAAGGTATCGGCATAGTCGATACTTTAATAAATACTCCCAATAGTTTAATAAAGAATGCAATAATTACTTATGTTTTAAGTTTTTTAGATGTTACTAATGCAGAATTATATTCTAATGTATATGCTTTGCAAAAAGATGCATTAAGACATACCAAAGAATATATTGAGGTTAGCAATGGAATATAGTGAAATTATTTATTTAATAAATCTAGTAAAAGAAGAAGATGAGATAGGTAATATCTTAGCTTCTTCTGAAACTAGAAATAAATGTTATGCAAAAAAGCAAAGTGTAAAGACTAATGAATTTTATAGTGCTGTAGAAGTGGGATTAACTCCTAGTTGTGAATTTGTTATTAAAAGACTTAATTACAATGGAGAAGAAGAAATAGAATGGAATAATGAAAGATATCAAGTAATTAGGACAATTGATCCTAAAAATAAATTTGATATCGTTTTAGTATGTGCTAGAAAGATTGGTATAAATGGCTAACAGTTCCATTTTAGATATAAATGATATACTTAACGAATATTCTAGTGATATTCAAGAAGCTATAACAAATGAAGCTCAAATAGTTGCAAAAGATGCAGCAAATGAATTAAAAAATACTTCCCCAAAAAGAACTGGAAAATATAGAAAAGGTTGGAGAGTAAAAACTAATAAGGGTAAAGGGTATGTTGAATGCATAGTTCATAATGCCACAAACTATCAACTTACTCATTTATTAGAAAAGCCACATGTTACCAGAAATGGTAGCAAAACTACTCCAAAAGTACATATAGCACCAGTTGAAGAGCAATCAAAAAAGAAATTTGAAATAGCAGTTGAAAACATTATTAAAAATGGAGGTTAATATGAAGCATAAAGATATTTATGATTTATTAAAGACTTTAGATATACCTGTAGCATATGACCATTTTGATTCTAATAAAAATATTAATCCACCTTTTGTAGTATATAGAGAGATTAGTCCAGAAACATTTAAAGCTAATAATATAACATACTATAGACCATATGAATTTGAAATTGAATTAGTAACAGAAAAAAAAGATGTTGTATTGCAACAATCTATTGAGGATTTATTAACAACTAACAATATTCCATATGATTTAGAAAATGAAATATGGGATGAAGATGAAAGAATCTATCATAATTTTTATGAAATATAAGCACAGATAATGTGCTTTTTTATTTGAAATATTAAGGAGGGTAAATATATGGCAAATAAAGTAAAATTTGGATTAAGTAATGTTCATTTTGCACCAATAACAATTGGAGAAGGTGGAACAATTACTTATGGCACTCCTGTAGCATTACCAGGAGCAGTTAATTTAACACTAGATCCAGAAGGAGATAGTGCAGATTTCTATGCTGATAATACTAAGTACTTTAATGCATTTACTAATCAAGGTTATTCTGGTTCACTAGAAATTGCTTTAATTAATGATGCATTTAGAACTCAAGTTTTAGGAGAATCTGCAGATACTAATGGAGCAATGTTTGAGAACAAAGATGATACTGTTAAAGACTTTGCTTTAGGTTTCCAAATAGATGGAGATCAATCTAATAGAAAGTATTGGTTCTATAATGTATCAGCTTCAAGAGCATCAACTTCTAGCCAAACAATAGAAGCATCAAAAGAGCCTGTAACTGATACATTAAATATAACAGCAGCAGCACGTTTAAGTGATGGACTTGTTAAAGTTTATATGGAACCAAATGCTAGCAATCAAGCTGCATATGAAAGTTTCTTCTCTGCAGTATATGAAAGAGCTGTTTAATAATCCTTGCTACTCTTTTGAGTAGTACAAAGACTACTCATCAGAGTAGTTTTTTTAGTATTCATAAGAAAGGAGTATAAAATGGCAACAAAAAATATTAAAGGTATTACTATTGAAATTAGTGGTAATACAACGAAACTTGAATCTGCTTTAAAGAATGTTAATAAAGTAGTTTATTCAACTAATTCAGAACTAAAACAATTAAATCAAGCATTGAAATTAGATCCTAAGAATACTGAATTATTAGCACAAAAACAAGAAGTATTAAAAAAGAATATTGCAGCTACCACAGAAAGACTTAATACCTTAAAAGAAGCTCAAAGGCAAATGGGAGAGTATTCTTCACTTACAGAAGAGCAAAAAGAGCAATATAGAGGTTTAAGTGTAGAAATAGCAAAAAGTGAAAATGCTTTAAAAGGAATGAACAAAGAACTACAAAACTTTGGAAGCACTGGTTTACAAAAAATAAAAGCAGTTGGAGAAGAGTTAGAGGAAACTGGTAAAAAAATATCAAAAACTGGTAGTGATTTGACAAAATCAGTAACAGCACCAATAGCAGGTGTTATGGCACTAGGAGTTACATATAATGCCCAAATGGAAAAATATCAGACTGCTCTAACAACATTAACAGGAAGTGCAGAAGAAGCTAACAAGGTTATTAATCAAATAAAAACAGATGCAGCAAAAACTCCATTTGATGTTGCTGGTTTGACACAAGCTAACCAATTATTACTTTCTACTGGTTTAAGTGCAGATGAATCAAGAGAAACAATTTTAGCTTTAGGAAATGCAATTGCAGCTACTGGTGGTGGAGATGATGAATTATCTAGAATGGCAGTTAACTTACAGCAAATTAAAAATGTAGGTAAAGCAACTTCCCTAGATATTAAGCAATTTGCATATGCTGGTATAGATGTTTATGGAATGTTAGCTGATTATTTAAGTATAACAAAAGAAGAAGCTGCTGAGATGTCAATTACTTGGGAAGATTTGAATGGTGCATTGATTAATGCATCAAAAGAAGGTGGAAAGTATTATCAAGCAATGAACAAGCAAAGTGAAACATTCAATGGTAAACTTTCTAATTTAAAAGATAACTTAGGAGTATTAACAGGTAATTTGGCCACAGCATTGATGCCTATATTAGATAAGGTAATGACTATTATTACGAATCTTATAGAGAAATTTAATAATTTAAGTCCAACAATGCAAACTATAGTTTCAACAATTTTACTTTTAGTTGCTGCTATTGGACCAGTAATATTAATTGTAGGAAATTTAATTACTTCCATTGGTGCAATAGGTACAGCATTACCAGTAATATCTGCTGCTATTGGTTCAATTATTCCAATTATAACAGGTATAATTTCAGCAATAAGTGCTGTTATTCCAACCATTGGAGCAGTTGTAGCAGCAATAAATTGGCCTATTGTTGCAATAGGAGCAGTAATAGCAATTATAGTATTATTATGGACTAAATGTGAATGGTTTAGAGATGGAATTATTTCAATAGCAAAAAGTATATGGGATGGTATAAAAACTGCTTTTGATGAAATAGTTGGTATTTTTAATACAATTATTGATTTCATCAAAAACAATTGGCAATCATTACTTTTATTAATTGTAAATCCATTTGCAGGTGCTTTTAAGCTTTTATATGACAATTGTGATGGTTTTAAAAAATTTATCAATAATTTTATTGATACAGTTATAAGCTTTTTTAAAGGATTACCTAGTAAGGCACTTAATTTGGGTAAAAACATAATAAATAACATAGTAAATGGTTTTTCAAATAATCTTAATTATTTAAAAAATGGTGCAAACAATATCATCAATAAATTAAAAGAAGTTTTAACTCAATTACCTAATAAAGCAAAGCAATGGGGAATTGACATGATAACAGGATTAGCAGATGGTATCAAGAATGCAATAGGAAAAGTTACTAAAGCAGTAAGCAATGTAGCTAATAAAATTAAAAATTTCTTACACTTCTCAAGACCAGATGAAGGTCCATTAAGAGAATATGAAAAATGGATGCCAGATTTCATGGGTGTATTAGCTAAAGGAATAGATAAATATTCATATTTAGTTTCAGATGCAACAGATAATGTGGCAAAAGAAATGGCCGATAACCTATCAATTAATTCAATAGTAGGAAATGTAGATAGTGCAATGAGAGGACTAAATGCTGGAATTCAATCATCAATTAATCCAGTAATTAATCCTAATATTACTTATGAAACAAATTATAATTTAATGGCTAAAGCAGTTAGAGAAGCTTTAGAAGATATGGATGTAGTAATGGATGATGATAAAATAGGAAAATTTGTTATTAAAAAAGTAACAGATGAAATATATGGTTAGGAGGTAATTTATGAGAAATTATGTAATTATTAATGGAGCCAATTCTTTAAATATTACAGGGTTAGCAATAAAAGAATTACCTTCTATATCTAAACCTCTAATGAGAGCATCTTCTGAAACGATAGATGGAAGAGATGGAGATATTATAACTAATTTAGGTTATAGTGCTTATGATAAAACAATTGAAATAGGATTATTTGGTCCATATGACATAGATGAAGTTATTTCTTACTTTAATCAAAAAGGAACAATAACTTTTTCAAATGAACCAGATAAGTATTATTATTTCCAAATCCTAAATCAAATTGATTATGAAAAATTAATAAAATTCAGAACAGCAACAGTAACATTACATTGCCAACCATTTAAATACAAATTAAATGAAACATCAATATCATTATCAGTAGGAGAAAATACAATTTTAAATGAAGGAAACATTTATTCAAAACCAATATTAGAAATAAGTGGAACAGGAACAATAGAAGTTTCTTTAGATGAAGTACAAATATTTAATATAGACTTAAGCGAAAAAAATGATATTGTTATTGATACTAATCTTTTAGAAGCTTATGATCCAAATGATAATTCTTTAATGAATAGACAAGTAATTGGAAATTATGAAGTATTTCAATTAAAAAGTGGATCTAACATAATTGGTTTATCTGGAAATATTACATCTGCTAGCATCTCAAATTATACGAGGTGGTTATAATGATAAAACTTTTTAATGTATTAGATAAGAATTATGACTCTAATGGAGATAAGATATTACAGCCACTTAAAGCAATCGTAAGAAAAGAAGATAATGGAGACTTCTATTTAGACATTGAATCATCACTAGAATATAGTGATTTTTTATTGTCTAATCAAATAATAGTAGCTCCTACTCCACAAGGAGAACAACCATTTAGAATTGGAAATGTAGAGAAGACTAGAAATAAAATACGTTTAAGAGCCAAACATGTATTTTATGATTCAAATAATTATCTTATTGAAGATTCATATGTTGTAGATAAAAATTGTAATGATGCCTTAGATCATTTGAATTCAGCAACAAGTGATCTAAGTCCATTTACAACTATTTCTAATATAACTAATATTAATAGTTTTAGATGTGTCAGGAAATCTTTGTATGAAGCTATTCAAGTTGTTTTAGAAAGATGGGGAGGACATCTAGTTAGAGATAATTGGTCAATTGGAATTTATGACAATATTGGTCAAGACAATGGGGTAACAATTAGATATGCTAAAAATTTAAAAGATATTACAGCAACTTATAATTGGGACAATGTAGTAACAAAATTAATGCCAGTTGGAAAAGATGGAATACTTTTAAATGCATTGGATCCAACAGCAAGTGTTTATGTAGAATCATCAAAACAATATTTGATTCCATATACAAAAACAATATCATTTGATCAAAGTGAGATAGTTGAAGAAGATTATCAAGATGATGAAGGTCATTTAGATGAAAATGCTTATAAG